TGTATGCCCTACCTCGGGCGGCGTACGTCAAAAAAGGTGATTAAGAATTACACCTATATGCAGAAACACGGGTTGCTACCAGCATGAAAAAACCACCTGACAGGAATGTCGAAACGCCGATCCAATGTTCCCCCATACAAGCGACTGTTGCATCAGCGGCAATGGCTATTCGCAGGGCGATCTGTGATCTCTGCGGACATCGGAATATGGATATGGGACTTAGGGGGCTGGTCCTTGGGTATCTCAAGTCCCTATCCCCCAAGATGGCCCCTACGCGGGGCAGCGAGTTTCCCCGCACCCTCAAACAACATCCCCTTGACCATGACCGCTCAACAGAGAGTAGTTGGGGCAACTTGATCTGTCACCACGTCGGCAATGCGATCCTCGCCTATTATGACTCCTTGGACGCGGGGAAGCCGACTGAGCATTTGCTTGCGAGGGTTGGGTGGTTGCGAGAGATTGCTGCGACACCAAAGGAATTCCTGCCCTACGGATCAGTGCAAACGGGCTACTGCTTGATGACTCTGCCTGCAATCAAGGCGCTTGAAGTTGTGCATCGAAGTATGCCCCCTGTCCCCCATGCGAAAAAGGAATAATCCAAGAAGATGGAACCGTCCTGCAAAACATGTACGAAATGCGGAGTATCTCAATCCGTGGGTCAGTTTGCCCACCGCAGGGGAGCTAAGGATGGGTTAGCCTCTTGGTGTCGTACTTGTTCTAAGAAGAATTCTAGGGATCACTATTTGCGTAATCGGGAGAAGTATTTGGGCCGACATAGAGAGTGGCGTAGGGCGAATGACGGGGGGCATTGGGCACAAACCAAGACGCTGTATTCTGTGACAAAGGAACAATATCAACTTCTACTGCGGACTCAGAACGGGGTCTGTGCGATATGCCGCTGTGTTCCGGGTAAACGGCATCTCCATATAGATCACTGCCATGAATCTGGAAAAATCCGGGGGTTGCTGTGTGGAAATTGCAATCGAGGTATCGGGTATCTGCGGGATGATGTAGGAATACTTCGGCTTGCTCTGGTCTATTTGGAGAACGCATGACACAAACCAAACCACCCCCTCCCCCGCCTCAATTTTCGGGGGGTCTCAAAATACCGCCGCCGACTGTCGCCCCGTCCCAACCTGCGAAACAGCTTGAGCACTATAAACTCCCCATGCGGGATACCTACAAGCCTAGTTGGCTGGCTGTCCTGCGGGAGTGTCATTATCCCACAGATGTTTTAGTTCTGGATTTTGAAACTTTTTTTGATGGCGAGTACAAGTTGGCGGGTAGGGGCGATGGGTTGAGCACGGTTGAATACGTCACCTCGCCCGAGTTTGAGGTGCTGGGGATGGGGACTTTGTGGATGGATGGGGGCAAGGCCCCATTCGGCGAATACCAAAACCAGACTCGGTTCTATCTTAGGGAAGATCGCGTAGCGAAACACTTAAAGTACCTACAGGATCGGTTTGGGCAGAACCTCGAAAAGCTCACGGTGGTTGCGCACAACGCTGCCTTTGATCTGCTAATCTTGAAGGAGAAGTATGGCATCAGTCCTCCCCACGTTATTGATACATTGGGACTTGCTCGACATTGGAACGCTCGTACCTCAAACAGCCTTGACGCCCTTACGAAACGATTTGCTCTACCCCAAAAGGGCGACACCTCGCAATTTAAAGGCGTCACCTATCGCAAGCGGTACACGAGGCCGGGGGGTAAAAAGAAAGGGCCGAAACCCCCAATCCCTACTCCGCGTATCACCCCGGAGCAAGAGAAAGCCCTGATCGCCTATGGGTTGAATGACGTGATGCGAGAGTGGGAGTTGTTTACGATTCTCCTCCCCAAACTCAGCCGCCCCGACGTTGAGCTTCCGCTGATGAAGCATACCCTGGGCCTGTTCCTGCAACCTACTCTCTGCGTGGACAATGAGAAGGGGGTCAACCTCATACAGCGGATGGAAGCTGAGATTGACGCGGTATTGCAACCCACGGGATTGACTCGCGTGGAAGTGAATGGGGATTTGCGGTTTGAACAAGAGCTTACTGATGCTCTGCGGGCGTTCGGGGACAATCCCCAAGGGTATTACAAGCTGATGAAGAGTGGGTGGATTCTCGCTATCGCCAAAGATGATCCCCAACGAGCGAAGTTAGAGAAACACCCGAGTGAGAAGGTACGGCAATTGATGGCTGCTCGGGCAGCTACATCGTCATGGCCCCTGCATATCAAACGAGTGCAACGAATCATGGCTCAGGCAACAGCGATGGGGGGCAAACTGGCTGTGCCCCTCAAGTACTACGGAGCGCACACGGGCCGATGGAGCGGGGGAGAGCGGATCAACCTCCAAAATCTAGGCAGTCGGGGCCATGCCCTAGTCAATGAAGTGAGGGAAATGCTTGTGGCCCCACCGGGGCACATGCTAGTGATTGCAGACGCGGCTCAGATTGAAGCTCGCGTACTCGCATGGATCGCGGGGCAAGAGGATTTGGTAGCAAAGTTCGCTCGCGACGAAGAGGTGTACTGCGGATTCGCGTCAAAGGTGCTGGGGTGGACTGTGCGCAAACCCCGGAAAGACGGGGATGGGATTCCCGCTATCGAAGCTCGGATGCGATGGGCGAGAAACAGTATTGGCAAGATTGGGATACTCGGCTGCGGGTACGGGATGGGTCAAGATCGGATTCACGAAATGGGTGAGGGGGAGTTTGACCTGGACACAGCCCTGAAAATCAGGGACACGTATCGAGCCGAACATCCCAAAATCACACAGTTTTGGAAGGATATCGAGCGAGCGTTTAGCTACACGGCCCGGTATCACAAGTCCTGCGAGATGCCCCGTGGGTTGAGGTTCACCAGCAGACCTGATTGCGATGTAGCCATTGTGCTGCCGTGCGGTAGGGAACTCTACTACCACAAGGTTCGGCTCAAGGAGGGTGGGAATTTCGGCCCGACGATTGAGGTATGGAATGAGATGACGAAGAGTTGGGGTCATGTGTGGGGAGGACTTCTAACTGAGAACGTAGTCCAAGCGATATCGCGGGATATCCTCGCCGAAGCAATTCTGTGGCTTGAGAGTGTGGGTATCCACACCGCCCTACATGTACATGACGAAATTGTAGCTGTTGTGCCGGAGCATCAGCCAGAACAAGCGTTGCTAATAGCAATCCAAGAAATGAGTAAACGCCTGGCGTGGGCACCCGACTGTCCCCTGGGTGCTGAGGGTAAGGTCTCTAAGTTCTACTGCGCACACTAATAATGAATCTACCCTTAACTCAGGGCAAATTTACCATAGAGCGGGAGGGATATGCCCCTCATTAACGCCCCACTCTCTGAGTACGCCTTTTTTGCCGGGATTGATCCGGGATTTTCCGGGGCGATCAGTCTAATGAATGCAACGGGTACGAGTGTCAAAGTGTGGGACATGCCCGTTACGGAGATCGGAAAGATAAAGAAGTACCGGGCACTGGATTTGACTAAACTGTGTTCCATCTTGCGGGGGGTATTCCTTCTCCCCCGAGTGTGTTGGGGGCTGGAGAATCCGACCACTAGACCAGGAGAAGGAGCAGAGAGATGCTTCCGATTCGGCAGGCAGATTGGTTCTCTTGAGGCCCTGTTACATCGAAGTGGAAATGACTACTGCCTGATCTCTCCTATGTTGTGGAAGAATCGACTAGGTTTAGACGGCAAGACCATAGCCGGGGCCAATGAAAGGGCTGCTGAGGAATTTGAACGCCTCTACCCTGAGCACAAAGCTCTGATCCATGGCCCCCGAGGGGGAATTCTTGATGGCAGAATGGATGCACTGTTAATCTGCCACTTTCTACGAATGTGTACGGGCAGTGAGACAGACAGGAAGTTCGGTAAACAGTCTCCCGAAGCCTTCGCGTATTGTGCGAGTGGGGGTGGTAGGAGTCACGGAAAGCGACCAATGAAGTCTTTGCGAGGTTATAGGAATGCCCCAAGTTAATCCCCGATGCTTTCACATTTCCGCGAGTGCTATATCCGCTTTGAAAGCGTGCCCCCAGCGTTTCAGACTCGCCTACCGCGAGGGTTTGCGGCTCACCGCAGACACCGACAGTCAACGTATGGGGACAAATTGGCATTCGATGCACGAGGTCTATGCTGGTGTTGTGGCAGAGGGGCTTGAGAATGAGGGACAGCCGCCCCTAGAGGATATTAGAGAAGCGGCCTCTAGGGCTGTTGTCGATTATCTGAATCAGCGATACGAGCAAATGCCCGCGAGTAAGATAGCTAAAGAGTGGGCATTGGAGCGAGAAATTCTCCTCACCAGTTTCGTCGGGTATTTATGGTACTGGGAGAATGACCCCGTAGAAGTGTTGGCTTCTGAGATGCCCTTTGATCTGCCCCTTCATGCCCCAAAAGTGGGACTTCCTTTACCCTTAGCCGAGGTTGTGCGGGTCGGGAAGTTTGACCACATCGTTAGATGGCAGGGGATGGTGGGGTGTATGGAACGCAAGAGCACAAGTCGATCTATCGCTTCTGATTCTGACTATTGGGATAGGGCAAAGAAGGATACACAGGTTTCAATGTATGCCCTGGCTTTCCGCGATCTCATCGAATTCGAGGGCAATGATATTTTGAGCGCTGCGGGGGTAGAGTTCTCCATGGATGATCGCCCTGGCAATACCCTCTACGACGTTTGGCACAAGCCGACGATCAAGCCCGCAATGCTGACTCAAAAGGAGACCGCTGAGTTCATTCAAACCGGAGAGTATTGCGGGCAAGTGTTTGTAGTGACTGGCGGTTCTGGCGGGGGCAGTGTCAATGGGGAACTCATGGAGGTTGAACCCGGCAAAAAGGGCTTCGCAATCAGGGAAACGGTAGAGATGTTCGGTGCTCGCCTCCTTGCTGATATCCACACGCGGCCCGAGTTCTACTACGCCCGCAAGGAGATCGTGCGTACAGATCAGGAGATTTGTAAGTTCAGGTCTGAGTTGTTCAACATCTATGAGATGCAACGGCTGTTTGATAAGACGGGGCACTGGTATGAAAATGAATCGCAATGCAGGGCTACTTTCCCCTGTTCCTATATCCCGATTTGCTTTGGGTGTGGTGCTGACGCCGTGTGTGACGGGAGAACAACGCCTGCGGGTTTCCGTCGCATATTCGTTGATCCCAAAAGGGATAGTAGTGTAGTGGAGGACGACTGATGTTTGGTGTCGAGTATTACACCAGCTCTGTGCATACCCTTGTGGTTCGCATCGGACCGGTGTGGTTGCAAATAAGTATCGGTCATTAATAGGAGAATTACCATGACTAGGGGTGTGTTTTTCCGCTGGATAGGCCCCGATTTTATGGCGGGGCTGGCCCTAACGTTCAAGTATGGCGGGGTGATTGTCGGATTCGGATTTATCACCCTCGAAATTATTTGGAGGTCGAAACTTGACTAAACCCCCTTCAATGACAACAAAACCCAGACCGATGCTCGGCATGGGGGGCAAGCCCTCTGTTATCCCCGCTCGAGTGGCCAAGGTGTTTAGCATCATGCCCTGGACGGGCGCAAATGAGGGCGAGAAGATCGTGATGTACGGCAAGAGCGGCATTGGCAAAACAACCGAAGCTGCTATGGCCCCCGGTGCTGTCTTCATCGGCCTTGATGATGGCGGACGGAAGATCAGGCACCCAAAGACGGGTGAACCGGTGTTGAGTATCCCCGGAATTGAGGGCTTCCAAGATGTGCGGGATGCCCTGCATCAGAAGAATCTATGGCCCGAGGGCTGTACCGTTGTCATCGACACGGTGACGAAGCTAGATGAGCAGATGGAACCGTACATCTATGAGCACTACAAGACCGCACAGGGAGGTACGGTTACGAGCATGAGAAAGTATGGTTGGGACGGCCCCGCCCATCAGCTTGAGTGCTATCGGTTGCTCCTCTCTGACCTTGACGCTCTAGTGCGGACGGGTCGCAACGTGATTCTATTGGCCCAGCTTGCTCAGATCACTCTGGCAAACGCTGAGGGCATGGATTACCTTGAGGACGGACCTAAACTTCAGCACAACAAGCAGTACAGCGTGCGCTTGGAGTTGTGCGAGTGGGCCGATCATGTCTTCCGCATTGGTTATGCCGATTTCCGCGTAGCTGCGGATCACGACAAAGCGAGAGTTGGAAAGGTGCAGGCGACTGATGCCGTGCGAAGTGTGTATACCGGTGGAGCACAGCACTTCATTGCCAAGTCGCGGCCCATCAATGGGTATCGAATCCCTACGGTGATTAGCTTTGCTGAAGCGGGGGATGACTCATTGTGGAAATTTGTGTTCGAGGGAGCGAGGGTAGAGGAGTGACAGCGAACATTTTGATCTTGATCGGATGCCTGTTTTTTATAGCAGGCACGTTAGTGAACATATGGCGTTTACTCTAAGAGGTGATCGTGAATCAACTGGATACGGCTGGTACTTATCGTGGCGAAATTCTCGAATCGGCTCTGGGCGAGACGAAGAAGGGCTTTCCGCAAGCGGTATTGCGACTCAAGGCCCTTGAGAAGTGGGTCGAAGACCCAGCAGGGATGAAGCACTTCGATCTTACCGAACCGGGTTGGGTGGACTGGTCTTCTTTCGACGAGAATATTGTTGCCTACCTCGTGCTGTTCAACTCTACTGAGGTGTTTGAACCAGGGCAGACAGACCTCAAGAACTATGGACAATTGAAGACGGCTACAGGGTGGAACGGCGAGGAGTTTGATTCGCTTGGCGATGGAGCATTGATTGGCAAGAAACTCCTGTTCCGACTGGAGGACCACGAGTATCAGGGAAAGTCCGGCCTTCAGGTCAACTGGATTGACGCTTGGGGCGCACCCCCAACCCGCGAGTTGAAGTCTCTTGACGCTGCTGCCATCAAGAACTTCAATTCCAAGTTGAAGATCACTCGCTCTGTGCGGCCCGCGTCTGCTCCTGCGAAGCCCGCAGCCCCGGTGAAGCCCCCGACCCCCGGCCCGAGTGTCAACATGGAGAAGATGGCGAAGGCTCAGGCTGATGCGGCGGAAGCGAGAGCGAATGCCGAGTCGGATGCTGTTGAGGCGGCTGAGGCAGACGAGATGTTGGCGGATGATGCCGCTGCCAAGAAAGCAGAGAAGGCGGCGGCCCCCACTGCCCCTCGAAAGGCCGGTAGGCCCCGAAAGGCCGCTGTGTTACCCCCTCCGCCCCCCGCTCCGGCTGTTCTCCCCCCAGCAGTTGACGAATCGCCTGATTTGTCAACGGGTCTCCCTGGTGAATGCACTCAGATCGAAGGCTGGGATCATGTGTGCAACAACAAGGGCGATAACAGTGACACTGATATCCAAAAGGCATGGATCGACTCCTGTATCGAGGTCGGCGGCGACAAGGATGAGGCTGAGTTTACCCCGGCTGATTGGGCAAGGGTGCGCGATCTCGTAATCAAGGACCTCGCACTCTAACAAAGTGAGTCACGAAGGACGACTGAACGGGTAGTTTAGTCCAAACACTCCTGACTTAATGGCTGGATTGGGTTTCATAGAATCCATGTGTCAACTTTGTAGAGTCGATCTCCGCCACGCTAGCCCCTCGCTCCGGAAATGGGGGGCCTTTGGCGGAGAATTGTGTGCGTCCTTTACTCCCGGACGGTAAATTGGAGTAGGTTGCGGCCGGTAGCTCAACTGGATAGAGCACGCTTAAGTGATGAGATGCGGGTTCAAGCCCCGTCCGGCCCATTATTTCCTATGCCAACAATCTGCAAAATAGAATTGCTGTTGGAAAAGTTTCAAGGGAACGCCTACCCCGCGATGCTCGGGGTTTTAGCAGAGCATCTCGGGGTATCAGCAGCTTCTCTCTCTCGACTTGCTCTGGGCTGGGTGCCCATTGTCGAGTTTGCGAAGGGGCCTAACTATCAGGGATGGTGGGCGATTCCTGAGCGGGATGCAAACGGTGAACCCGTGGGACTAAGCCTTCGCTCACTAAATGACATGAAGGTCATGTTTCCCAAATCGAAACATGGACTCATCTATGGGGTAAACCCCAAGCACAAGCGAGGGGGAATGGCGTATCAGCCTGGGTCTGAGAATTGGGTGCGGACGATGGATGCGGGGGTTTTGTGCCCCATTTGTACAAAGGCCGATGGCTGCCTACTGTCAGCGGAAAACCCTGAAGACCCTAAAGCCGTCATCTGCATCAGGGTTGACTCGCCCCGGCGGATGAAGATGGGGCATCTCCACATCCGCAAGGCAGAGGGGCAGATGTCCTCTGATACCTCTGCCCTGCCCCCGAGCGAGTATCCTGTTATCAATGTAGAGGGGATGAGTGACGTTGCAGCAGCGATGGATATGGGGTTTGTCGCGGTGGGTCGCCCCTCAAATCAGGCAGGATTGGGCGAGGCAGCCGAGTTACAGCGGGGCCGGGATGCCCTGATTGTCGGGGAGAATGACAAGAAGTCTGACGGGAAATGGCCGGGTAAAGAGGGCATGGAGGCCCTGGCGGAAGTGCTCAGACGCTCATGCAAGAGCGTGCGAATGGTTATGCCCCCTGAGCACATAAAGGATTTGCGGGCGTGGTATGCCAAGTACGGGCTGACCCGTGAGAAGCTACTGGCATATGCAGAGGAGAACGGGCGAGAGCATGTAGAGGGTGCGGTCCTTCCCGACGACTTGAATACCACGATTGCCTCCGTGTATCTCAATCAGAGGCAGCGGCTCGGGGACCAATATCTGCTGCGGAATTGGCGGGAGAATTGGTGGAGGTTTTCCGAGGGCAAATACCGGAAACTCAGCGAGGCTGAGTTTGAGCAACCCCTGCTCTTGTGGGGCGATGGGAAGATGTACCTGTCGCAAACGGCAAAGGGGCCAAGCCCGGAACCCCTCAATCTCGGATCGGGTTTGATCGTGAATGTGGAAAAGCACATTCGCAAGTACACCCTGATTACCTCCGAGCAATGCCCGTGCTGGCTCAATGGAGTCGAAGGGGAAGACCCGAAGAACCTCATCATGTTTGCCAACGGGTTACTCAGCGTCAATACGTTTAAGTTACAGCCCGAGACCCCCGACTTCTTCTCTACCGTTGCGATCCCCTACGCCTTTGACGCATCAGCGAAATGCCCGCTGTGGCTCAAGTTCCTAGAGGGCGTGTTTGAGGGGCCGGATCAGCAGCTAAAGATTAGTCTGTTGCAAGAGTGGTTTGGTTATTGCCTTGTCCCCGATACGTCAATGCAGAAGATGATGTTCCTGCGGGGGCCGACCTCGGCGGGGAAGGGCGTGATTCTCCAAGTGCTCAACGCCCTTGTGGGCGAAGATCAATCCTCTTCCACGAGTTATGGGTGCTTGGCTGGGGACTTCGGGCTTCAACCGCTGGTGAATTGCCTCATCTGTACCATACCCGATGCCGTTGTAACCCCCAAAGCGGACATGATGCGGGCGTTAGAGTTGCTGTTGAGTATCACTGCGGGGGATGGTTTGCAGGTCAACCGCAAATTCATGGAGGCGATTAAGCGGCTCAGGCTGTTCGCCCGTATTAGCATTGCCGCCAATGAGTTCCCCGAGCTAACTGACAACGCGGGGGCGATGTTGCGTCGGCTGAACATCCTCGAATTTACCCGCTCCTTCGTGGGAAAAGAGGACATCGAGCTTGAGCACAAACTGGTCAAGGAGATCGCGGGGATCGCGGTGTGGGCGCTTGCGGGGTTAAAGCGACTCAGGGAGCGGGGGGTGTTCTCGCTCCCTGAGTCCAGCAAGCTCGCCCTCGCAGAGTGGCGAATTACGACAAGCCCCCTCGCGTCTTTCATTGAGGAGTGCTGCGATATCGAGGTGGAATCAGAGGTGGGGAAAGATGAGTTATTTGATGCGTGGACGGGGTGGATTACAGCGAGGGGAATCAAACCAGTGTCCCGGAGTCGCTTTATGGAGCGGATGAAAGCTAACGCTCCCTCTGCTCATAGTGCTACTTATGAGCGGGGCGGGATCGTTCACAGCGTTTATAGGGGATTGAAGTTAAAGGATTGGGCAGCGAAACAGTACACAGATCGCCCTAACTAACAGGAGTATGAGATGGGTGATAGGCATATCGAGGCAACAATCTGGATCGGGGATTCGGCGCATGTACGGATTGGATTTTCGGAGGGGGATGGTTTTCTGGATTTATTCGAGCGGATGAGCGACCGCGAAAAGCGAGTATACGTGAAGAGACGAATCCTTCTGGATGATGTGGAGCTTGTCAGCAACTAACTAACAGGAGTTACATTGAGTTTACCTACTGAAAAGAACGACCGTAAGGAACGTCCGATTGCTCGCGGTGTACTCGATTATTTCCCTGACGCCCTAGCAGAAGTAGCCCGAGTGAGTTTCATTGGCAATCAGCAGCATAATCCCGGCGAGCCGTTGCACTGGGCACGGGAGAAGTCAACGGATCATGCCGACTGTGTAGCACGGCATTTGATCGAACGGGGTACGATTGACACAGACGGGCTGCGGCATACAGCGAAGATTGCATGGCGTGCGCTTGCGATGCTTCAAGAGGAATTGGAATCGACCACGATTGAGCGTTTTCCCCAGAACGACCCCTACACCCGGCCCTACATCGAACCCGAACCCACGAATCGAAAGCTCCGGGATAACCGTCCTGTACCCCCCACTATCGAGGGGTCGGATACTCCAGTCGGGTATTTTTATACCCCTTATCAGATAGATGCTTGGAGTACATTAATTGTCCTCGGATGCGACCCCGATGTGGCGAATTATATCACCCGAGGCATGAGTTGCGGGGTTAAACCCGGATACGCCTCCCGGTATGTTTACCTTGCCGGTCCCATGCGTGGGCATGAGAAGTTCAATTTTCCTGCCTTCGACAGTGCCCGCGATAAGCTCCTACTAAAAGGCTGGAATGTCGTCAGTCCTGCTGACATTGATCGGGCTGCTGGCATCGGAGA